CAACAGAGCGCAGAGCAGTAAATGATGATACCTGCCCCACCAAAGCAAAGCCTTCGCCTGAACCCAGATTTTGGCGAAGCGTGTCACCATCCATCAGAACGAAGTGAGTAACGTCGTTAGCAAAGCTGGTTGCATCGGTTCCGGTGGTCGTAAAGCCGACGTCAGTAGCAGCATTCAGGCGGTAATACTGGTTGTTATAGCGGATGTACTGGTTACGTGCACTAAACTGAAATGGACCATCCTCATAGTCGCCAAGAAAAACGTAGCCGGAGGACAGAAGGAATTGCTCAAACCGATTAGCTCTGTCCAACTGCGCGGCATCGAACTGATTATTTCTTCCGGTGTTCGTCAGGCGCTTTACACCAAGACGATCGGTATAAAATTCACCGGTGCCAGTAACTTCTTCGTCAAGCTTCGCGCCTGCAAATACCGCATTACGTATATCGGTACTAGGCACCGGAGCCTGCGTCGGTGTCGGGAGTGGAACTTCTGCCATTGTGCTTGTCGCCCTATAAATGGCGCACGAAACCCTCAGAAGAAAATCCGAAGGAGTGCGCGAAGGTTAATATTGCTGCTGTGCGTTACGGGTAAATTGAGTCTGAATATTCGATCAGTGATAACGTCTGTGTGTCATCACCGTTGGGTTTGGCGCTATCGACGCGCCAGATTGTGGAGTTCAGTTCCGAATCGGTAGCGATGAAATCCCGGCTGGGGTTTTGCGCCGTGTTGCGGTCATAAATGTTCAGATCGAAAGTATCGGCCGCAGCCTGAAATGCTTTGGGCTTGCCGCTTACCGGATAGGCCCGCCAGCGCCCGCGGTAATTGCCGAGGCTGTCGGTCATCACCACCCACATATCGCCGAGGGAAAAGTCGATGCGCTCTGACGTCGAGAAAACATCCCCGGAGCGCCCGGTTATGTATCCGGTCTGCTGCGCGTTGTCGTACATGTCAGGACACTGAATCACCGTACCGCGCACGACCTGCGTCGACTCCAGCACTTTCACTGTCATGGTCAGGCGTGAGTAAAGGATTTTCCTCGCCTCAAGCCAGGCCCTGTCGGTTGCCTGGGTGGCGTTTCGGCAGCCGTCCAGGCTGATCTGCATCGCGTTAACGGTAGCGTCCTCAACCTCGGTGATGCCGCTGCTGTCGATCTGCAGATAAACATAGGATTTCTTATTGGTGAGCGGGTCGACGTAATCCAGCGCCACGCCGTCGTAACCTCCGGGTAGGGACATTTGCCATGCGACCTTGTACTCATCCCAGAACATATTGGATCGAGCAAAAACCGCATCGGGATTTGTCACTTTCTCATCACGCCAGAACGTCAGCACATCGCCGATGTTATTGCCGTCAACGCGGGCAACATTGGCGATCGTCGCTATGCGCTCACCAAGAGGCTGCTTCTCATCCGAGAAGGTGTAATCGAAATACCCAAGCTGAGCATCCGGCAGCGAATCGGCAATGGCATAAAGAGCGGCGACGTCAATGCTGGCCACGTCCTGCTTACCGACAACCACCCATTCGTGAAGGATGGCGTCGGCAAACGAGCGACTCGGACGCAGCGTGTAATCGACCGCGCCGGTCGTCCTGTCGTAGCTGATGGTATGCCGCTGCGCCAGCATGTTGTACTTCTGCTCGCGGTTTGAGTTGCTGTCGTTCGGCCCCTTAATCGTGATGCGGGCAATTGTGTCCTCCGGATAAACGACGTTTTCCCGTACGTTAACCGCGTGGATCGCCATCAGCGTCACGACGTTGGCGTCATTGCTGTTATCGAGGCGCTCGATGGTCACCGCATAGCGCCCCGCCCCGACAGCCGGGACGAACTTGTGCGTTGTGCGGAAATACCGGGTCGTCACCTGGAAGTCGTTATCGAAGAAATAATCGTGCTGCTCTGACGTACCCGGCACCTGATTATTGTCATCATCGACCTGCCAGAACTTAATCCGGTATTGCGTTGTGCCGGCCGTCGCACCGAGCTGGACCAGCACATGCACCCAGACCTGAGTGGAGACAATCGGCGACACTGACGGCCCGATAACCAGCGGTGTCTGGTCATTCATTGTGAACAGCGTCGGGTTGATAACCGCATTGCCCGGCAGAGACGTAATTTCTCCCGAGAGTTCGCCGATATAGAACGTCGTGTACGACAGCGTGTCTTCTCCGATAAAGCTCTCAGAGGAGATGATGTTCCCGGCACCGGTGACGTTGCGTGTGACGCTTGTGCCACCGTCATTCCAGGTGGCGTTGATGACGAACGTAACCGGGTGCGGTACCGCCAGCGCAGCAAAATAGCTAAAGTTGTCATCGTTAGACAGCACGACAGCCTTTAACTGATTACTCTCGATCGCCACCGATGTCGGCGCCGTCGTGGTCGCGGTCTGAGCCGGGAAGTCCTGGCTTTCGTTTAACCCGGGGACTGTCTCGTTATCGACATCATCGAACTGATACCCGACTTCAATCGTGCCGATCACGTCACCCGGGTTATAAATCGCAGAACTGGCTCCCGCCAGGCTTCCGAGGTTCGATTCCGAGTAGCGAATTGTGGAGATGGTGTACCGGCCGTAACCGACCTCGAACCACTCCGTAAGCTGTTTGTTATTGTCGACAAACTCGAACAGCGCCTCCTGAATCAGGTCAGGAAAGACGCGGCACTGGCCGTAAATGTTCGGGCGCCCCTTGTAGAGTCGCGCGCGGTTCGTCTGGCCGGTTAAGTCGTTGTTAGGGGATTCGCCTGTCGCCACCGATACCGACGCGCTGGGCTTATTTGACAGGCCGAACACCTTCAGCGCGCCGGAGAGGATTTTCGTGACCGGACGTAATATCGTGGTGATAAGTTTGCCAACCCCGCCCTCTGGCTGGTCGAACACAGCCACCGTGTCCCCAGATCGCAGTGGCCGGCTGATATCGTAATCGTCAGGCAGCGCTCGGCCATTCAGTTTCACGATAACATCGCGGTGCAGCTGCAGGGAATCCAGCAGGCTCACCAGTGTGGTGCCAGCATCTACCGTTCCCCGCTGCAGCGGGGCGCCAGGCAGCCTCTGTAACTCATATCGCACCATGCACCATGTACTCCACTTTGCTGTAAACCTTCAGTAATGCCAGCGGGCTGTCGCAGCGTACGAAACCGAATTCGCCGCGGGCATGCAGGCACTTAACCGGGCTGATCATCACACCGATATGTGCCGGCACTTCGCCGCGGTAAAAAACGGCGATGCAGCCGGTTGCCGCCACCGGCACACGCCTCCAGTGGGCGTGCTCCTGTTCGTAGCAGGTGATGAAATCCGCGCCCGATTCGTAGCCGGCGATGTGATGCAGTTCCTGGCCGAGCACATGCCGGTAATAGAGAACCACCAGGCCCCAGCAGTCCATCTGCTCAAAACTGCAGGCGCGATTAGCCCAGGGCTTGCCGTTAACAAGCCCGATAAAGTCGCTCTGTGTCATACGGTGATTAGCCCGGGATAGTCTTTCGTGGTGTAAATGATGGAGTTGGCCAGCGTCAGCGGGTTAGTCTTTCCGGCGGTCACGGTGACGTTGCTGGCATCGGCTGAAATGTCGTTCACGTAAAGCGTCCAGTCTTTCAGGGATGTAGTGTCACCGATCGCATTCCACTGCTGATACAGGCACTTTATCGGCGTCATGCGCGCCGCCCCGCGCCAGCTTTTCAGTGTCTGCCGGACATGCTCCGTCGCGGCGACAAAGGTTATCGTCATGGATATCACTGCCGTTCCGTCCTGCGCCGGTTCTGTTACGCTGAACCGCGCAGGCTCGAATGAGTTGCCGCCAAACGTCGCCGGGCGAAACAGGTTATTGACCACTCGGTAATAACCAAACGCAGGGTGATAAAACTCCACCGTCTGTTTGATATCGCTGGCTGGCCGCCGCTCCTTCCACTCTCTCAATGTCGGCATCAGTCGGCCCTCGGCATCACTTCGGTGATCAGGTAATCCAGCCAGTATCCATAGCCAGGCTGAGCCTCAACAATCCAGTCGTCGTAGTCCTCGGTAATGTCCTCGATACCGTTACTGATAACCGTTGCGGTCCAGGTGACAATGTTGCCGTTTTTGCTGGTCTGCACCGGCATATCGACGAAATGCAGCGTCTGCTGCTGAACACCCTGCGTATCACCCAGGTCGATCGGCATCTGGAACCAGGCGCGCCCGCGGTCGCAGTATGTCGGCGAGCGCAACCACGACTTAAATCGCTCGGCCTGGGTAAGCGTGAATATCCACTGCAGCGTCCAGGTTGCTTTAAGGTCCGTAGTGATCGGCGTGATTATCAATGGACCGACTGCCGTCTGCGTCGTCTGCCAGGCTGTATCCTGCGTCATGTTCTGATCGGCGCGCTGGGGCAGCGGCAGGAACGGAGGGTATTGAACTGTTGCCACGTTTCCTCCGGGCATTAAAAAACCCGCCGGAGCGGGTTTGGTTTAGTAAGCACCTTGCGCTTTGCGGCTTAGTCCAAATGTCTGCTGCATCTGAGAGGATACCGGGCCGCCTCTTTCCATGTCGGTGAT